CATGGAATAACATAAGAATGGTATGGTATCTCAAAAATATACATGAAAATATTAAACCAGTATGGGAATTTGATAATATAATTGATTTTGGTGCAGGAACAGGGCACTTTATTAAACACTGTTATCAGGTTGGTTTTTCTGGTTCTGTTCAAATTATTGATTTACCTGAAGCAATACCATTACAAAGGTATGTTTTAAGAGGATTGGATGTTGTATGGGTCGATACTGAAGGAGTATTAACATACCTACCAAATAGTTTATTCAATAGTACTTGGGGATTCAGTGAAATACCTATGTCTCTAAGAAATAAATTACCAGATATATCTTCTTGCTCTAAATTCATTGCATATCAGCATAATTATCACGGGATAGACAATAAAAAAGATATTTTAGACCGTTTTTATAAAGAAGGTAGCTCTATTCTAAGAGATATATCTTATTTAGTGCCTTGGGATAGTGGTTCAACCTTCTTAATGGGGAAAGCTTTATATACTCCCACGCCCTAATAGTATACGCCATGGCGAATAATGATTATGGGGCTATAAACGTGATATCTGATGATGAAAAAACTGCATTGGGTATTGGAGGTCCTAAAAAACCTAAAGACGAGAAACTTTTCGAGACTATCGGAAAAGCAGCTGATAAGATAGGAGAAACCAAAGTAGGTAAGAAACTTGGGGCTGTTATCACTATTGTCCTGCTCGCACTGCTAAGTGGCGGTGCTAACATGACCATAATCAGTGATTATTTTAATGGTGAGGACGATGGACCTTTAGGAGGCTGTCTACAAGTAGATGCCACTAATTATAACCCTAAAGCCACTTTCGACGATGGAAGTTGTAACTTTTTAGTTATTATATATGGATGTACTAACTCTGAAGCTGAAAATTATAACAGTCAAGCAACCCACGACGATGGCCGCTGCGTAGTCATAAATGATATCCCAAACGGTACAAATGGCAACGAAACAGCTGCTATCTATGGTTGTATGGATACAACGGCTAACAATTACGACGATAAAGCTACTGAAGATGATGGTTCATGTGATTACGAAGATGAATATGAGGAAGAACACGGGAACCACACATCAGTACACTTCTATCCCGGTTGGTATAACGAAGAGTTGGATAATATGTCTGTTTTCTGGGTAGACCCAGATGCTGAAGGTATATCCGTATTGACAGATATAGATACTGATTGCTGGGATTTCAATACATCTGTCATGCTTTATGTAGACGTATGGGTTGATGCAGACGAAGATGGTGAAACTGATACATATATGTGGAAAGACCTGTATATGACTGTTAATGGTATGGATTGGGATAACCATTGGCTGAATTTCACTTATGAGGAACTTAATGAGACAGACGGTACATGGTCCATGTGGGTATCTTTACTTGTATGGAACGAGGAATATGAGGAGTATGATTTTGTACAACAGTTCCACATTCCCATGATAAGAGTGGAGGCAGCAGCATGAGTGATTGTAAAACATGTGGAAAACCGGTAACACTATTTAACGTAACACGAACAGGAAAACACAGGTGTTATTATGAACGGTAATAAACCAGATGCGATAAGCCCAGATGGAAACTTCGCTAACTTTATGATGGTATTAGTATGCGCTCCAGTTGTTATGGCTTGGGTAGGGCTATCTATATTTTTAGTCGCAATGGCATTTGGTCATGCAGACATAGTAACAAATATAGAATCATATAAGTCAGTATTACTGATTATAGGTTCACCAGCGCTGGTTATCATATATAAGGTATTAGAATTATGGACTGCTCAACAGAACAGTCAGATAGAACAGACCAGAAAGGGTACTTTCCGTAATGGAGATGACCACGACCACGAAGAATGACGCAAGTTTTATATAGTATCGCGTTCTATAATAATATGTGGCTCCTCACGGACCACTTAACCACAGGATACTTACGAAAATAGTGTCTCAGGGGCCACACAACGAAAGCTTTATATAGGGGCTTCGTATATAGTATAAGGATGTATTATGACAAATAACACAACAACAAATGAAACAAGCAATATGACGGGAGAGCTATTAGATAGTGATTCTGGTATGCTAGACTTACTTATGGACAACTTGGTTGTAGTAGGTGGAGTACTAGCCGCAGCAGTAATCGCTTGTGCAGTTGCATGGTTAAAAGTTCCAGCTTTCAGACTTCAAGTCAGGAAGTTGTATACTAAACTCATGCGAAAGCATAAGGACGAAATGGAAGCGCTATATGAGAAGTACCTCACAAAGGCTATGAAAGCCAAATTGGATGCAACTCAAAAAGCTAAGGTTCTTGCTGCAATTCTAGAAAAAGCTATTTTAGCAGAAGTAGACCACACAGCAAAAGATATCGAACTCAAGATTAAGTCTGAAATTCGAGATTTAGCTAAAGAGCTGTGAAAGTCGAAGAATACGAGTCCAGATTACGTGTCAGAGTTGGAGAAGCCGAATATGCAAGGCATAGGGAGCTTGTACGCTTGCTGGCACGCAATTTGTGGATTGAAGACGTGCTTTGGGAAGAAATTTCTATATCTATTCGGGATGTTGACGCGAGAACAAAGCTCTTGCAACAGAGAAACAGTATTGTACGGGATATTCATACTGAGTTTCGGGCTCTTAATATTGAAGTACCTACTATAACCGAACAGAACACAGAGAACTTCATGGAGTTTTTAGGAGACATAGATGACGACGATACCAGTGAAGAACGAGCAGAAGAAACTTAATGCAGCCATTAGTGGAAAACTAGCGCACGACTCTAGAGCGTTAGAAGAAATATTCGAAACGTGTAGGAAAGACGATAAAAAGATGACCTTGCTTGTCAGGGCCTTTTGTGAATCTTATCTAATCGATAATAAACGCAGACCGCTTAAGCTACGCCCTTTACAGGAAAAGATAATAGTTAATGCCCTTACTTATCCTGATGGAGACCCTGATAAGCACCGTAAGGTAGCAATATTGGCTCCACGAGGCAGTGGTAAGTCCTATGCTCTTTCGGTAGCTGTAGTCGTATATATGTTCTTTAAGAGGTTTAGAGATATGATTTTTGTCATTGCTCCCTCTGAGGACCAAGCTTCACTAATCTTTAATTACTGTTATAGGCATTTTGCAGACAATGATTTTTTAATGGGCTTAATTGACCATTTCAGACATCATAATAAACCTAATATCACAATGAAGGGTGGTACGGTGCTTCGTAGAGCTCCTATCGCAGCTTCAAATCAAGGTCAAGCTATTAGGGGACAACACCCTACTTTATTAGTAGTAGATGAGAGTCCACTTATAGATGATAAACTTTTTATAGACAATGTAGAGCCGTGTATTATATCTAATAAAGCCCCCTTTATTAATTTAGGCACGCCTAAGAGTAAGGAGAACCACATGTATCGCTATCTCTATGCTGACGAATATGCAGATAGTTTCGATACGCTTGTGTTCACATGGAGAGACGCTGTACAACCGGGCAGGGCTTATTCTGCCCCATATACAGAAAATGATATGCTAACGAAAATGATGGAATGGGGAGAAGATTCAATATACTGGAGGACAGAATATGAGTGCGAGTTCATCGAGTCGGTCTCACAAATCTTCAATCCCGAACTACTTAAGGCCTGTAGAGAGGCCTATTCCTTTGTCGAGCGAGGAACAAGCGTTAATAACTGTGTTGTGGGTGTGGATATTGGCAAATCCGTTAATAGTACTGTTATTAGTGTTTGGACTACCGAAAAGGCTGAAGATGGTAACATTGCACGCCTTATCAATATTGAGGAGATTACTCCAAAGACTGGCGGACATGATATTCCCTATCAGCGAAGCAGAATTATTGCTAATTGTAGAGATTATAGCGCTTCTAGGCTTATTATTGATGCTACGGGAATTGGTGGTGCGATTGAACAAGAGATGAGATTGGCGTGCATAGAAAGTAAACCACAAATACATTTTACCCCGTTTATATTTACGGGAGGACCACGAGGTACCAAGACACAGGTATATAGAGACATGTCGTCCTATATACAGAAAGGACAGGTTAAAATACCTGACCCTGCGGGGTTACCGGCCAACGAAGCAAAGCTAGTCAATAAATGGCTAAAGGAACATATAGACTTGGAATACGTTATGGATGCGGCTAATAAGACAGAAAAGATAGCTGCCCCTGATGGAAAACACGATGATTACTGTGATAGTACGGTTATTGCGTTACATGC